CAAAGCCGGGGTGTTCGGCAATCTCTTCGCGCACCGCCTCGGCGATCTCCACGTCGCGCTTACTGTCGCTGGCGGCCTCGACCTGCGGCATGATGCCAGAGATCGCGCGCTTGCGCGTGCCCAGCACGGAAAAGTAATGCGGGTCCCGCTCTTCCATTTCCTCGGCCAGGATCAGGAACTCGCGCAGCTCGCCCTGGTCACAGGCCCGCAGGATCGACGCCAGCTTGGCCGGGGTCAGACCGGACGCGGCACTGCCCGCCCAGGTCTGGCGGATGCCGGTCATCCCGCCTTCCGCCAGCGGCTCGGTCAGTTTCTGCAGCCGCACCGGGCGACCATACGGGTCCAGCAGGGCCATCAGAACAATCCTTTCTGTGCAGAGAACCCGGCGGTCAGCCGGAACTCACGGTCAAAATCTTCGCCGCCATGGCGCGGCACCGGCCTGTAGTCATAGGGCTGGTACGCCGATGCCGCCCCGCTGACCGCCAGAGCCATGGCCCAGAACCGGTCGGCGTGCCCGTCGGTGTCGCCATCCGCCACCAGGCGGCGGACCCCGGTTGGCCCGACACTGGACTGGATCGCATGCAGGTCGGCGCGCAGCACCACGTCACCGGCGGGCAGGCGCATCCGGCGGTCCTGCATCGACTCTTTCAGATGCGTGGCCAGGTCCAGCCGGTTCGGCCCGGTGAACAGCACGCCTTCCACCCTGTCGGTGCCATGGCGGCGCTGCGCGTCTTCGACCGGCTTTTCGCCCATGCCGGTCTGGTCCATCCGGTGCCGCACGATCCGGTACTTGGCGAACATCCCGGCCCGGATCGCGTCCTGCTCGGCAAAGCTGATCCGGCGGCGCACCGCCATCTCGCGCAGCCACAGCACATCGCCCACCTGCTCGAACACCGGCAGCACGAACAGGTCGTTGCGCGCCGCGATATCCTCGCCGGAAAAGCACGGCCCCCCCTGATACAGCCCCGGCATGCCGGCCGCCGGATGTTCGCAGCCGCTGATCAGGTCGTAATCCAGCCAGGCACTGGCGGCATCCAGCCATTTCAGCTCGAATTCCTGCGCCCAGGCATCCTCATCCGCCAGCGCCGACCGAAGCTCGGCGACGTTCAGGTCCCGGCCCTGCCGCACCGCCTCGTAAATGTCGGTGACGTGGCGCGACCAGACATCATTCTTGGCCGTCATCAGCTCGTAGAACTTGTTGCCCTTGCCGTTCGGCGTGCTGATCACCCGCAGTTTGTGCGAACCCTGCGCCACCACCGGAAAGGCGCTGGCCCAGATGCGGCGGCTGTCGCGGTGGAAAGCGAACTCATCAAGGATCAGGTTGCCGCCAAAGCCGCGCGCGGCATCCGGGCTGGCCGAAAGCGCAATGGCCCGGCTGCCACCGGGAAAGCGCACCTCCTGCGTCTTGTAGGTGGCCTCGGGCACGTCGATGACTGTGGTCAGCCCGCCCGCCGTCACCTCTTCCCGGTGCGCAGGCACCCGGAACTCGCCCTGTTCGTACACCGGTTCCTGCTTGCGGGCGAGACCACGCAGAATCGTGTAATACGCCCGGATCATCGGCTTTAACGCCTCGTCAAAGGCCTCTTTTGCCGTGCCTTCCGACCGTGACAGGACGGTCCAGCGCGTCTTGCGCCCCTCGGCCTCTGCCGCCGTGCAATCCGCCGCCACCTCACCCATAGACGCAAAGGTCTTGCCGCCGCGCCGCGTCATCATCCCGATCTTGAAGCGCGATTGATCGGCGATCCAGGCCCGCTGATAGGGCAGGAAATTGATCAGCGGGCTGTCCGGGGCAAGGGTGCTCATGCGACCTCGCCGGTGCGATCCCACACATCGTCGGGCGGCACGTCAATAAGACGGCAGAAGGCGTCGAAGGCATCGCGCCCCCGGAACGTGTTGAACATCAGTTCCTCGGCAGCCGCGCCCCGCAAGAAGAACAAGACCGCAGCGATGTCGTCGGTGTTGCCCCTGCGCCCGCCGCCGCGATGCCCCCCCGACCCGGTGTCATCAAACGGCATGGCGCGACCCCCCGTTTCTGCTTTCTGACGGCGCGGCATTTAGCTCGTTGATCGTGACCATCGCCCGCTCCAGCGACTTGTCGATCTGCGATTGCACCGCCGCGCGTGGCCGGGAATTGTAGCCCTGCAGCCGGGTCATGACACCGCTCAGAGTGCGCCCGTCAACCGCCTGCCCGGCAATCATCGCCCGGATCAGCCGCGCCGAATCCCGGCACAGGCGCGCGATCTCGTCGTCGCGCCTGGCGAAGTAATCCGCCTGCACCGCAAGGTCATTCGCCACCTGTGCCGGAGTTGCCATCATGCACCACCCTCCGGCCAGTCCGGCATGTCCACCGTCTGCCCGGCCAGCGCATGCGTGCAGTCCTGCAGAAACAGGATGCGCCCGTTGGTTACAAAGCTGTGGCAGGATGGGGCACCGGGGTTGAAGGACGGGCCGGGCCGATTGACAAAGATGGACGGCGTGAAGGTCGGTCGCTCCACATTCCCGTCAAAGCCCCAGCACGGCCCGTCCGGGGCGGCTTCGCGGCTCACCGTGATCTGATGCGCCCGGAAACAGCCGGGGCACCAGAACGCCACCCGCCCGCCTTCCAATGTGCGCAGCTTGGTCCCCAGCGCCGCCATCACGCAAACCCCATGATGCGCCGCGCCTCGGCGCGGAAGTCTTCGGTCACCTCGCCCGCCTCCACCGCCTGGTCCAGCTTCGCCGCCTGCGCCTTGCGCTCTGCCGCCGCCAGCTGCTCGCGGATGCCGGACGATGCCATGATGTCCTTCATCATCCGCCCGATGAAATGCAGGCTCTTCGGATCGATCTCGCCCGCGTCCTTGATCATCTCGGCTTGCATCACCTTGAACGCCAGGGCGGTGATCATCTGGAACAGCACGTTGTGCCGCTTGGCCTCTTCGCCGATCCCGGCCTCGGTCATCCATTCGGTGGCCCAGGCGCTGGCCGATTCCTGCACCTTCACGAACTCGGCATACTCGGCCCCAAAGCTGTGCAGGGCGGACTTCTGGATGCGCAGCTCCAGGCCCTCTTCCTCCAGCTTCCAGTTCAGGCTTTCGGCCAGCGCCTCGTACCCGGCAAAGCCGCGTGTGCGCAGTTCGGCTTCCAGCCAGCGCTTCAGCTCGGGGGGCAGCAGATCAACCTTGCGGGGGGCGGGCATGCTCAGCGCCTCGGGGCGGGGCGCTGCACGTCCGGGTGCGTGGCCAGCCCGCGCGCCAGTTCGCAGCCGCGCGCCGTGGCGGTCACCACGATAAAGTCTGCCCGGTCCTCATAGGCGACAAAACCCTGCTCGCGCAGCCAGGCCAGTTCGGTGATCACCTGATCGCGGGTCGATGGCACGCCAACGCCGATCAGCACCGACTGCAGGATCGACCCGTTGCTGGTGTATTCCGCGCAGGCCTCGAGGTGCTTCAGAATCGCCAGACGGCGGTGCCTGCGCACCAGTTCCCCGTAATCGCTCATCGCTTACCCGCCTCCAGAAGATGTGCGTCATGCCGCGCGACTACACTTTCCAGCCGTTCCATGATCGCGACGTTTCCCGCCATGACCCTGCTCACCGACGCGATCTCGCCTTCAAGCCGCACCATCGCCAGTTCCAGCTTGTGCATCTCCTGCAGCGACGGCAGCGACCCCTGCCCCTGCTCCACCGTGCTGATCCGGGCCTCGTGTTGCTGCAGCTGGTCCGAATGCGCATCCAGCCGCTTGGCATTCGCCCGGCTGCCCGAGGCCATCAGGTTCCAGATCGTCAGGGCAAAGGTCAGCAGCATGTTCAGGGCCACCACCCAGGCGACCAGCGGGCTGATGTTCAGCATGTCGCCGCTCATTTGCCGATCCACTTTCCGGCCACGTCCTTGATCGTGTGCCCGCCCATGTAAAGGCCCATGTAAAGCGCGCTGATCCCCATCAGATGTTCGAACGGCATCGGCGGCAGGGCGATCTTCCAGAAGGCATTGGCCAGGTGCAGGACGATCACGTTCCAGAACCACAGCACGCCCAGGCCATACATGCCCAAGGGCCGCCAGGCGCGCACCCAGACCGGCTCGGTCTTTTCCAGTTCGAAGATCGCCTGCCTGGCATCAAGCTCTGCCGTGTGCAGCGCGATGATCTCCGGGGCCAGGGCCTCGGTGTCGGTGATCGCCTGGCGCACCACATCGGGGTGCTCGGCGGCAAAGCCTTCCAGCGCCTCGGGCGGCACCCCGGCCTGATCGGCGATGGTGCGCACAACCTCGGTGGCCAGCGCGCCACCGGCCTTGCCAAGCTTCTGCGACAGGACCTTTTCGACAAACGGCGCGCCGACCTGGGCGGCAAGGGCAATCAGGGCAGACATCAGAAGCTCCTCAGAAAACGCGCCAGACGCGGCAGCGGGCGCTGCACGGCGGCGGCAATGACATCGCGATAGGTTAAGGCCAGCCATGCGGCCCAGATCAGCGCCAGCCCCAGCAGGGCGGCCCCGGCCCAGGGCAGGCTTGCCAGCGCATCGGTCTGCCCGGTTGTCAGGCCACCCGCGCTGACAGCCGCAGCCGGGGCAACAACGACGGCCTTGCGCCGCGCATCAATCCGGCGCTGCAGGGTGGACAGGGTGGCGCGGCCCAGAATGCCGTCCACGGTCAGATCATGGTCGCGCTGGAACGCCCGCACGGACTGCGCGGTGATCCGGATCGAATCGGTGCCCACGGCATAGCCAAGCCCGGCCAGCGCCGCGCGCGCCGCGCTGAATTCTTCGGCTGACAGCGGCAGGGCGATGCGGGCCGAACCGGTCGCCATCACGGGTTCCGGGGCCGCTTTAACGGGGATGTAAACGCCCTTCAGCAGCAGGTCCGCCTCCCGCGCCCGGCGCTTGACCAGACCGGGCAGCACCTTGCCGCCACCCTTGTTCCAGGCGGCAAGCCCCTTGCGGGCGGCACCGGCATTGTCCGCGATCCAGGCCTTGACCCAGCTGGCCCGCCCGATGGCCCCGGTGTTGAAATGGAACATGACACCGGCGTCGAACTCGTGCTGGACCGGACGACCCGGCCACATCGCGCGATCCACGGCGGGTTCGTAGTTTCTCTCCAGCGCCTTTGCCAGCAGGTCCTTGGCAACGGCTGGCGTGATCACCATGCCGGGGCCAGGCTTCACCACACCCGAGGCGGCGGTCAGCCCGGCCCCGATGGTCCAGACTCCGGCCGGGCACCGATAGGCGCGCAGCACCACGCCCTCTTCGGCTTCAAGCATGGCAAGGCCCGGCTCTGATATGTCCATAAGAAATCCCCGGTGGATACCGGATGACCTTCGCAAATCAGGGGGGGCGATGTGACCTTGAAAGGTTTCGGGGGTGGCCCGGTGGCGCGCCGGTCAGGCCGCCTGCATACTGTGGCAGACCGGAACGCCCGCTGTCAAAGGGGCAGCTTCATCTGAGCCGATCCGGCCTCGGCCTCGATGTCCGCACGGTACAAAGACACGGTCCGCGTGTGCAGATCACAGGCCAGCGCCACCTCCTGCAGCGACCGGCCTGCGCGCAGCATGGCCATGGCCTCGGCCCGCCGCCGTTTCATGCCCCGCGCATCGGCGCAGGGCAGCGTGATCTTGCCATGGCCGAAGACCGCGATCAGCTGCGTCGCGGCGTCAACACCGACCACTTCGGCCAGCGCCGATCCTTCGGCCTTGACGGGAAGCGATATCTGACAGCCGCCCCAGCGGCCCAGCAGCGCGCTGGTCGCCTCGCGCCCGATGGCCTCTTCGATCTGTCCGGCAAGGCCACGGAACAGGGTCATGCCGGATCGTCCCCGTCCCCGGCCAGCCCCTGCGCGCCCTCGTCGGGCAAGTGGCTGCCGCGCCGCCAGTCGGCGTCGATCACGGTGGTCACGACCGGGCCATGCGGGCCGTCCTTGACCCGAAAGGACCAGCCGTCGACGACAACCCCGCAGGCCCCAGCCTGCACCGCCGTCTCGACCCGCCGCGCAATGTCCCGCCGCAGGCGCTCGATGTCGAAGCCGCCCACGCGCTCCAGATACCGCAGCACCGCATGGTCGCTGACGCGAAGGCGGCCGCGCTTCATGGCCGCACCCTCAGGTCGATGCCCGCGCGGGCGCACATCGCCTTCAGCGCCTCGATCACCGTGGCGATCTGCCTGCTGTCGCGCATCGCATCGATGTCGATGGGCACCGCCCCCCAGGCCTGTTCAAACCGCGCGCGGATAAAGGCGTTCAGCCCCGCAGCCCCGGCCTTGTCCACTGCCCCGGCGGCCAGCAGCTTGCCCCACAGCACATGGCAGAACCGCACGTCGCCCCGGCTGGCCGCCGGCCGCTTTGCCTTTGCCCCGCCGCTGGGGGCAAAGCCCCGGTCCTTCAGCGCCTGCACCAGTTTCGTCAGGTCCGCCTGCGTCATCTCGGTGGTGCTGGCCTTGCCGGTGACCAGCAGCTGCAGATCGCGCCGCGT